TCACTGCCTGTTGGTAGTTGGCGTCGGCCTGCGCCACGCGGTCAGGATCGAGCGCCCAGTCGGCACCGCGCTTCACGACGCCCCACAGATAGACCTCGTACAGGTTATCGAGGATGGGGTTGGTATCGGATGGCAGCAGCAGCGGCGTCGGCCTGACGTACCAGTTCATCCGCACCTGTTGCGGGTTCCAGTTCGGGTCCGGCGGATCGGGCGGCATGGGATGCGGCAGGAACTCGATGCAGTCGGCCAGGATGCGGTAGGCACTGCTGCTCGGCGGCGTCGGATTGTACCAGATGGTGGTATTGCGGTCGTTCTGCTGCGGCGCCGTCCAACTGCCGGACCAACTGTCCTTGAGGTCGAGGATGATGCCGGTGGTGGCGTCGCGGATCGACTCCATCGTTGCGAAGTTGGGCGGCAGCGTGATGTAGGGCGTATCCAGTGCCTGGATGCCCGACGCGATCTGGAACTTGCTGCGCAGCGTCTCGGACAACTCGGTCTCGACCGCCAGGATCCAGCCCGGAAACGGGTTCTGGTAGTCCCGGCGGTTCAAGTACGAGCCGACGTCGTCGTTCAACTGCTGCAATGAGGCCATTGCAATGTGCTAGTCGCGCGGTTTCGGCTCGTGTGCCGGTGCGTGGCGCTCAGCGGCCTGTCTTGCTGGTGGCGCCGGCGGCGGTGGTGGCGTGCGCCCCGGTTCGCCCAGCTGCTCGCTCATCGGCACGTCCTTGGAGGCAATGGCGGCCTCGGCTGCCTGTGCGACTTCCGCTCCGGCCTTCATCGCGGCGGCGCGCAGATCGTCCTTGCTCTTGGCGTGCGGGTAGCAGCGCATCAGCATGACCCAGTCGACCTTGTCGTCATCCGGATCGAGCCACGGCTGCGAGGCGTCGCGCGGCTCGGTGGAATGCGGGGTAGCGCCTGGCGTGCCGGGCGCGTGCATCTGCGGGTTGTCTTGGTGTGGTGCTGTGCCGAGGGCCATTAGAGTTTCCTTCCTCCATCAGTGCGAAAGACGCGGTTTTCTGGCTTGTCCAATTCGTGCTTGAGAAGCGCGTCATCTTTGGTGATGCCCAACGCTTCCCACTGGCGATAGATGACCAGGGGAATGGACGCGACGTGGGTAATGTCTTGGTTGTTGGTACCCTGGAAGTTGGCCGCGAGCCGCTTGCAATGCTCGATGATCGGGTTCAGGTCCTGGGCGTGGACGATGTAGGAAAGCCCGGTCTCCTCATCGAGGATTAGCTCGGTGGATCGGCGAGTGACCGGGTTCCAACTCTCGAAGATGGTGCGATCGGCCATTACTGGTTGAGGCCGACAACGGAGCCATGCGCGAGAGGCGCCATCACACGCAGAGTTCCCTCGAAAATGACCATTCCTTGAGTGTTGTCGCCGGTCACTGCGAGATTTTGCTGGACCATGTCGCGGTTCGGCAGCGGTGCCAGTTCGACGTATTCCGGGGTGATGATGAGAATTTGGTGCGGCGGGCAGAACCGGTCCGGCGCCAGTTGCAGGGTGCCGAAGTTGGTGCGGTAGACGTCGACCGCGCCTTGGATGGTCATCTGGCCTTCGGGCGATGCCTGGACGATGTTCTGCGCCACGATCGGGTTGGCGGTGCCGCCCTGGCTGAGGGTGGCGAAGTAGTTCTTCACATTGCCCGACATCACCGCCAGCGTGGGCTTGCCGCCGGCCTGCCAGATCTGCTGCACGACGGTGTTCACATGGGTGAGGTCGAGATCGTAGCTGGTGCCGGGAACGGCGGCGGTCGTGCCGTCGCCGACTGGCGCGGTGCCGCCGGCGCCGAGGGCGCAGTTGGCAGTCCAGGTCACCATGCCGGCCATGTGACGCGGATCGGTGATGGTCTTGACGACGTTGCCGGTGGCGACGAGTTCGAGGTCGCGCTTGAGTTCGAGGCCGCGCAGCACGAGTTGCCGGTTGAACTCGTCTTCGCCGCCGGGGATGTCGACGTTGCGCAGGGTGCCTGACACCGCGACGGTGCGGGCGAATATCTGGCAGATGTTCCCGAGGCGCGCGGGCTTGACGGCCGGGCTGATGACCGCGGTGAAGCCTTCCGGCTGTGGCACGTCCTGGGCGGTGTTGAGGGTCTGCAGCAGCCACTCGGTGTTGATTTGCTTGGCGCCGACGCGCTGCAGCGATGAGGCGAACGGTGTCTCCTCGGGATCGATGCGCCAGATGATGTTGGCGAGGTCTTCGCGGACGGTGCCTGAGGCGCCTGGTTGGGTATAGGTGTTGGCGGGCGCGGCGCCCATCGTGGGCGGGGATGCCATGTGTCGCTCCTGGGCAAACGGTTAGGCCCGAAGCCACACGGCCTCGGACAACGGTTTGCATCCGGAGCGACTACCGGCGGTGCGGCCGTGCTGGGGTGGTCAGTGACTCCCAGTCGGTGCGCAGCCCGGTGTCATCGCATCGATGCCGGCACGTCTTCCGCAGAGGTTGGTCAGTGACGCCTCTCACGGAACGAAAGCACCGCTAGCAAATCGGCATGGAGGAAGGCAAGGGGCTGCGTCAGAAAGCGTCGCTGTCCGGCACGTGGGCGACCAGCCAGTCACGCAACTCGCGAGCCATCTCGGAGTGCATCGTGGTCTCGAAGCCTCCGCCGAACCGCAGCGTGACATACACCCCAGGCACCCGCGAGGATTTGGCCACCGCGCCCTGGATGTGTAGCGTGATGTCTTCCGGTCCCACCACCACCGTCCAGTCGCTCATCTCACCTCCTGGCTTACCAATTCGTGTGGCCGTTGCCGCTGCGGCGGCCGGCGACCTGCTGGGCGGTCAGCAGGGCGGCGCCGTTCTGCCAGCTGGGTTTGGCGGCGAACGCTTCGGCGGCGGCCTGGGCGGCTGCTGCGGGACGCGGTGGTGGTGCCGAGCCGCGTGGCGGCGCTGCGCGGACGACCGGCGTCGGCGCCGCGGTGCGGGGCATGCCCTTCATCTGCTGGGCGAACGCCATCGCCATCATCAGCGTTTCGAGGTACTTGGGATTGGTCACCCCGTTCAGTTCGGCTTCGCTGTAGCCCATGTCCTCGGTGGCCCAGCGGCGGATGTGCTGCTTCACCTCGCTGCGCTGCTGTGGGTCGGACCAGAACGCATACTTGTCGGCCAGGTATCTGTTGCCCTCCTCGACCGCCTTGGCCATGGCGGCGTCGCGCGCCTGGTTCTGCATCTGCCGCATCTGCTCGTAACGCTGATTGTGCGCCCACGACTCGTAGAAGGCATTCATCTGCTGGGTGTAGGCTTGCGGGTCGGTCTGCTTCAGCATCGGGTCGGGCGGCTGGGTCTGGACGAATTGCTGCTGCATCCGCTGGATTTCCGGCTGGATGGTCGGCAGGAACTGCGCCAGGAGGTTCTTGGCTTCCTGCAGTTCGCGCTGTTCGACGGCGAGTTGCTGGGTTTTGTGGGTGTAGTCCTTGGCGTAGTAGAGTTGGGTGCGTACTTCCTCCGCGGAGAGGTGACGGCCCTCGAACTCGAAACCGGGCGCTGTTTCCCTTTGGCCCGTCTCAGCCTCTGGGGCCGCCTCAGAGCCTTCCTCAGCCTGCTTGAGCCCGAGTGCCCGCTCCATGGCATCGATGCCGCTGGCGCGCCTGGGAGCGGCTTCTGCGGGTGCCTCCTCGCCATCTCCCCTTGGCGCTGGCGCTTCACGACCAGCCGGCGGTGCGCCATCACCCATCGGGGCCTGTGGCTGGGCCACAGGGCGGGCGCTGCGCAGCATGCGGGCGGCGTCGGAGATGGAGATGGCGGGCTGGGTGTTGGGTGCCGGTGAAACCGGTGCAGGCGCGTCGGCTCCAACGTCAGCAGGCGTGCTCACGCTTTCAGACATGGTGAAGTCCTCTGGGGTTTGGATTAACCGTTCCAAACCGTTTCAAGTGTTCCGGTTTGGCGCGGTTTGGCGCGGTTTGGCGCGGTTTGGTTCTATTCCAGGGTTCGGGCGCGCTCGTCCTCGGCCAGGCGGTCCTGGTTCACCTTGGCCATGGTCTCGAAGTAGCCGCGCAGCTCATCGATCGCCACGACCTTGACGCGGTTGAGCTCGCGCGCCTCCGGCACGGTGCCATACACGGCGTAATGCTCGGCGGTCTTGCGCATTTCGGACAGGAACTGCTGCAGGACTTCGTCGTGCATGAGCCGCTGCGCTCCGGCCACCGCAATCTGCAGGTCGCGCTCGTCCTGTTCGGCGGCATCGAGGCCGATGTCGTCAGACACGGCTTACGGTCCACCTGGCGTCGGACCGCCCGGAGCAGGCGGCCGCGGCATCTGCGGCCCGCCCATACCCGCCACCAAGCCACTGATGGCTCTGTTGGCGAGTTGCCCGTATGCCGTCGGCAAGCCGGCGCCCATCAGCGCCCGCGAAACACCCATCTGCGTCGCTGGATTACCGCTGGGCTGTGGCATTTGCACCGGATTGACCGGGTTCGGCATCATCGGCCGCTGCGGCGGCGGCTTCGGTCCCATCGGCCCCGGCTGGCCTTGCTGAGCCTGCGGCGGCTGCTGGAGCGATTGCACACCGGTGGCCGGCTGCTGCGGCGAGGTCGGTGGGGGCACGTCGGGCAGCAGCCCGATCTGCGGCGCGCCGCTCTTCATCGCCTGCTGGAACTCGGTGAGCGAAGGCGCCGGCGTCCCGAACTGAGCGGCGGCCACCCAGGTCTTGGTCCAGGCATCGAGCGCGGCCTTATCGCGTTGCAGATCGTCGTCCTGCAGTGCCTTGGCGCGGTCGGTCTGCGCCTTGCCGCGATCCGTCTCAAGGTCGGCGGCGTTCTTCTGCTGCTGGGCCATCGCCAGCAACTGGCTGTCGGAGGGCTGGTTGTTGGGCGGCGGCGGTTGCCAGCCCGGCGGCAGCGCTTTGAAGTAGCTCGACACGTCGGCGATGTTGGCCGTCTCCAACATACGCGCGAGGGTGTTGCGATATTCCGGAATGCCGACCAGCGGGTTGTCCATGCCGCCCTGGGCCATAATCATCTCTTGCTTGCCAGCAATTTGCGACAACATCGCCAGCCGCTCCATCGGCATGCCCTTGCCGCCGACGTTGACCGATGCCTGCCACTGGGTGGCCAGCGCACGCGGGTCGATATCCACCCACTCGCCGCGGATGCGGATCACGTTCGGCCTGTCTTGCTGCCTCGCCAGCATCTTGAGCAGGCCGTGATACAGCGGCGCCAGGCCGGTCTCGGCCAGGGTCCTCGCCATCATGTCCAAGCGGTCCTGGGCAGCCGAGGTCTGCTGGCTGATCGCGATCGGCGCGGTCGATTGCAACTCGTCCACCGTCAGGCCCTGCGACGCCCGCGTGATGCCGGTTCGGCTCTCCCTGACCGCCTCGAGCACGTCGAGGATCGGCAACGCCTCCTTGCCCTGGAACGGCTTGACGAGTTCCTGCACCGCGCCCTGCTGCGCCACCCGGATGATGCTGCCGATGGCGGTCTGGCGGATGTCGGCCTGGTTGACCTGGCCCAAGGTCATCACGGTGCGCGGATACATCGACTGGCCGAGGCTATCGAGGGTGGCGCGCAGCACGCGGCTTTGCAGCCGTTGCAGGTCCATCACCATATCGGCCTGGCTCATGCCGATGACCCGCCCCGGCTCCCGGTAGGGCGTGAAGCAGGCGAGCGGTATCTCGTCCACCCGCTCCCACTGGATCAGCTTCGCCATATCGCCAAGGCAGTGCACGTGCAGCAACTCAGCCCGATGGTCGTTGTCGGCGTCGCAGCGTATCCAGCCCTCGATGTAGCGGCACATGGCCATCGACTTATCGTTGGGCGGACCGCCGCGCATGTTGTAGCCGCTCAAAGGGTCGCGTGACACCGCCTCGGTGCGGCGCCAGATGGTCATGTCGCCGACTGTGTTGGTCAGCACGTCGTATTCCGGCAGCCCGGCCTCGATCAGTTCGGTGGCCGGCACGTCGCGGACGTGAAACACGGCGCGCGCGTTCTGGACCGTGTTGGCATCCGGCACGATCCAGACGCAATCGGACGGCACGTTCTCAACCACCGGCCACGCCTGCTGCGCGGTGCGGTGGATGGTGGCACTCCAGTATTCCGGCGGCCCACCCTGCTGCAGGTACATCATGCCGCCCGGCGTGCGCTGCACCGCCTGCAGTTCCTCCTGGGTCATCGGCCGGCGCACGATGCGCTGGGTTTCGATCCCCGGCTGGGACAGCAGCATCTGCAACTGCGGCAGCAGCAGGTTGTTGCACACCTCGACGCGCGACTCCTGCAGCTTGCCCCAGTGCCAGCGCACCCACCCGGCTTTCCGCGTCAGGGCATCGAGCAGGGCATCGTGGAGGATTTGCCAGCCTGGGTTACAGGTGAACAGCGCCCAGCGCGCATAGTCGGTGGCCTGGCGTGCAAGCAGTGCGGCCTGCTGGTCGTTGCCGGTGATTTCGTAGCTGATCGGCTCGAACGACACCGGGTCCTCCACGCCGGTGAACACCCGCAAGAGGCTCGGCAGCGTGCTGCGTATGGTGTCGCGAACGACCGTGAGCACCAGATGGCTACGGCCTTTGAGTTCAGCCTCGTCGCCGAAGCCTTCGCCGCGGTAGTAGCGGTTGGCGCTGATGCGCTCATTGTGCAGGTAGTTGTCGTAGGTCTGCGCGTTCTTGAAATAGAAGCTGATGACACCCTGGATTTCGGTGTCGGTCTTGCCCAGGCGTTCGTAGATGATTTCCTGCGTCCACGGCACTTCATCGAGCGTGGGAGTTGGTCTCAGCCCCTTGGCGTAGGGCCGGATGGCGGCCGGGATGTCGCTGTTGTCGTCCGGTGGGATGTCGTCGCGTTTCGGCGCAATCAGCTGCATCATCACGTGCGCCTGGCTGATCGGCGAGCCGGTCGGACGCAGCAGCGTAGGCAGCGGCGGCAATGGCGGCGGGGTTGATGCCTGCATGCCCGGCCGCATGCCCATCGGACCCTGACCCGGCATGGGCGGCGGTCCACCGGGCGGCATCATGCCTGGAGGCTGCGGCGGACCTGGTGGTGGTTGGACGGTGACGCTCACGTTTCCATCTCCAGCATGGGCGGCATGACGGGGTTCGGGTCGAACAGCCCGCTGTTCTGCTCGGAGGCAACCATCATCCCGTGCTCGGCCAGGGTCAGCATCAGGGCATCGGCCGCATCGGGGCTCGGCAGCCCGCGCATGCGCATGCTCTGCTTGTCCTCGATCTTCAGCTTGCCATCGGAGGTAAACGCATACTTGGGCGCTACCAGGTCATCGCGCAGCTGCTCATCGCGTGGCAGCCTGACGCGGCGGCTTTGCAGCCACTCGCGCACCCGGTGCCACAGGTCGTCGCGCAGCCGCATGAAATGCTGCTTGTTGGACGGCTGCTCCCCAACGTTGATGCCGAGGATGGGCAATCCCTGCTCATGCAGCCGGTCGACCACGCCAGCGCCGACGCCGATGCTGTCGATCACGATCAGCTTGGGCTTGCCGCCGGCCATGTCGTATTCGGCCTTGACCGCGCCGGCGACCGCCATGGTGTCGAAGCCGCGCCAGCGCCGCGGCATCTCGGTCACCACGTAGCCCTTGCGCTTGACCAGACACGAGGCGTCGTTGCCGAAGCGGGCACAATCCAGCCCCCACAACTCAGGCGCGGTGGCATCGAGCGGCACGTCACGGGTCATCGCGCTGTCCACCAGCTCGGCGGCAATGAAGCTGTCATCGTCGGCGGACGGGAACTGGCCAAGCACGCGCACGCGGTAGGCGTTGGAGGTCTCGCCGTAGCGGCGCGCCATCTCCTCAACGTAGTCTGGCGTGACGCGCTTGCTGGCTGCACTGGACACGGTCATGCAGTGCCAGCGGTCGCGCTCCAGGGTGTGCACGCGCCAGAAGAAGCCGGTGTTGCGGGTTGGGTTGCCTATGAGCAATGTCGTAGCCCCGGCGCTGCTCATCGAGCCCGACGCTGCCTCATAGACCGCCTCATCAATGCCGGACGCCTCGTCCGCCACCAGCAGGATGCTCTGGCTGTGCAGCCCGGCCATCGCCTCGGGCTGATCCGCTCGCGAGGTGCGCGCGGTGACGAAGCATTCTCCGTCTCCCTTGAGCCGGATGTGATCGGCGGTGATGTCCCAGAGCGCGCGCCAGCCCGCTGGGAGTTGGTTGAACCACTTGACGGTCTCGGGCACGAGCACATCGAACAGCTGCGGTGCCGAGGGCGCGGTAATGGCACACTTGAACGGCGCGCGGGTGTTGGCGAACCAGCAGATGACCCACGCAGCGAGACAGGACTTGCCCACGCCGTGGCCGGAGCGGATGGCGAGGCGGGTGTGGCCTTTGGCCAGCGCGCGCAGCGCCTCGAGTTGCCACGGATCGGGCTCGGCGGACAGCACCTCGCGGACGAAGGCGATGGGCGCGCGGGCATAGCGGGCGATGGAGATATGGAACGGGTTCTCGGCCTTGGCGATGGCCTCGGCCCAGTTCTGTGGCATGGTCTCGGCGTGGCTCACCAGATGCGTCCACCGCCGAGCAGCAGCACCACGACCAGGATGAGCAGGATCAGGCCGATGCCACCGAACGCACCGGGTCCGTAGTAGCCACGGCCGTATCCCCAGTATCCGCCGCCGCCGAACAGCACGATGACGATGATCAGGATGAGCAGCAGGTTCATCGCATGCCCGGCCCCTGGATGGCGAAGCCGAACACGGCCCAACCCAGTAGGAAGAACAGCACGAACCCGACCAGCCAGCCGCCGCGGTTCCAATAGGGCTGCCCCTGCGGCGTGAAGTTACCGAACGCCCAGAACAGTATCCACAGCACCATGATCAGCCAGAACAGGAACCCGATGCTCATGGCTCAGTCCCCCATCCGCCCAAGCAATTCACACAGTCTTTGCCGACGCTTCCGGTAATCGTCCTCGATCCAATCCTCGACCGGTTTCCGATGCCAATTCTCCCAGTTCAACAGCAACAGCGCCTCTTGCAGCAACAGCATCGTAGCCTCGTGGCGCTCAGACTCATCGAGCATCGCTCAGTCTCCTTCGCCGAGGCTCGGCAACGGCGGCAATGTGGTGCGTCCGGCTCGCGGCACTTCGGGTGGGCGCACACGCGGTCTCACCGGCGGCTTCGGCTTCAAGGCGAGCGGCGGTAGCTTCAGGCTGCGCACCTTGGCGGTGACGCCGGCGACGGTCCGGCCGAGGCGCTGGGCCACTTCGGCGTTGCCGATGCCGGCGGCGCGCCACAGCCGCAGCTTCTCCACCTCGTCCGTGGGCCATGGCGCGTTTTGCACGAACCTCATCTCGCTCATTCGGCTGCCTCCGCAAAGAGGTCACGCATTCGTTCGTCTTCCGGTGGCTCGGCGGGCGCCCACGAGGTGAACAGCGGGCAATCAGCCTCCAGCCGGTTGCGCGCGAGGTCCGCGTACGTGGTGCTCAGGTCGATGCCGATGCAGTGGCGTTGGAGCCTGTCTGCGACCAGCGCTGTGGTGCCGCTGCCGAGGAACGGATCGAGTACCGTTGCCGGCACGCATTCCGCATCGTGCGCGCAGGACGGCGACCAGCCACGCTCCACCGACGAGCGAAGCCGCGCATTCTCAATGCCACTCAGCTGATGGAACCGCGGATCGCGTCGCTCTGCCGCATACTTCGCGTTGCGACGCTCAGCGATTACAGCCGCCGCATCGTGGTCGAACGAACGCTCCGTCACCCGCACCCACGGTGCGCCGCAGGCCGCGCAGCAGCCGCGCTCGCTGGTGCCGGCACGGATGCACCGCTCCACCAACTCCGGAGGGTACGTTGCGAAGTGCGCTTGAGGGAACGCGTGCGTGGCGATTGACCAAACGTTCCGAAGGTTGCGGATGCTCGGACGATAGCCATCAAATGCCGATGGTCTGACCCCAAACGCCTCGGCATTGGCTAGCGTCTTGGCACCATTCGACGCATAGCCTGCGTGCGTGTTCTCGCTTGCGCTCTCCCGCACCGCATCCGCATCGTAGAAGTAGCGCGCCCGCTTCGTCAGCAGGAACACGTGCTCATGGGCGGACGTTGGCCGGTCGGTGCAGCTCTCCGGCATCGGGTTGGGCTTGGCCCAGATGATGTCGCTGCGCACCCACCATCCGTCGGCCTGCAACGCCAGCGCCAGCCGCGCCGGCATCAGCAGCAGGTCTTTGGGCTTGGTCGTGGGCGACGTTACGCGGCGGCTGATGTCGTCGCTCTGCCAGTAGCCATGCTCTGCCGTCTGCGTGGCCTTGCGTGCTGATGACGTTCCGCTGTCGTAAGAGTCGCCCATATTCACCCAGCACGTGCCATCCGGCCGGAGCACGCGACGCACCTCGCGGAACACGCCCACCATCGCGGCCAGGTATTCGTCCGGCGTGGCCTCCAGCCCAAGCTGGCGGTCGATGCGACGCGCACCGCACGGGCATAGGTTTACGAGACGCGCAGTAGCCTTCGCCCAGTTCCCGCGCGGATCGTTCGATACTTTCTGCCATGTTCCGCTGGTTAGAACGTCAGTGTGGTCTGTTGAGACGCAGCATTGGTCGCACTCGGCACGAACAGATGACGGCGTTAACCATCTTGTACGGCACAATCTCCCGCATTTCCGACACTGCCGACAGATCGGCGGCACAGGGTCGCGGTCGTTAAATGCCAGGGCATGATCGCACGCCGCATCCCCTCCTTCCCACTGCGCGGTGCCGTAATCGCGCAAATTCCAGTAAGGGGGGGACGTGCAAACCATGTGCACGCTGTTGGCGGCCAGGGTTGGCAGCACGTCCCGGCAATCACCCGTGAGGAGCGTTATCGTCATCCGGCGGCCTCGGCCCACGAGCCGCCAGCAGCAGCGCCAGCACCGTGGTCAGCGACAACTCCAGCACCTCGCGCGCCTGGCCAGTCACGCCGGCATCGAGGCAGGCCCCGAGCTTCTGCTGTCCGGTCAGCACCAGATACCCACAGCCGATCGCGGCAGAGCCCGCCGCGCCCACCATCACCAGGATGATGACTGCCATGAGCCAGAAGCACGCCCGCAGCATGTCGAACGGAGGACGCGGCATGGGAGATGGGCATCAAGCAGCCTCGACCTTCATTGCTTGTCCCTTTGCAACAGGCAACTCTCAACGATCTTGGTCAGCATCGCATTGCGCACCGCGGTGTTGTGCTGAAATACCCACGCAGCGACGCCGAGGAACACGATGTTCAGCAGCACCAGCAGCAGGAACGCGGGCGGCAGCGCGCGTATCAGCTTCTCGCTGACCGAGGCCAGCAGCCCGGTGCCGTTGGCCGCGTCGGTCACGTGGCCACCTCGATGTCGAGCGTCTCAAGCCACAGCGCGTGCGCCTGGGTGATCGCGTGCCTGCGCAGTTCGGCCTGAGTCTCGACCGACACCTCTGCGTGGTAGACCACATGCGTCTGCACCAGCGCCGCGAAGATCGGCGCGGCAAGCAAGCTGATATGCTCGGCAAGCTCGCGGTTCACGCAGCCACCTCGATCACGTGGTAACGGCTCGCGTCATTCACCGCGTATCCGGCACCCCGCCGGTTTCGGATCACCCGCTGGTGCGGCGGCTGATTGAGCCATTGGTCGAACACGGTGATCGACCCGTCCGCGTGCTGAGCCAGCAGCACCGCGGCGTGGCAACTCTGGTCTGTGCGGTTGCCATAGCGGCCGCTACCATCGAACGTGGCAATAACGGTGCCGCGCTCCAGGCTGTTGTCCTGCACCGGGTCGCCGCGGCGCCAGTGAGTTGTTGGTGGCAGGCTGCTCAGAGCGCGGACCAGCGCCACGCAGTGCCCATCGCCGTATGGCTCAGCGTGGTAATGATCCGGGAGGGATGCTATGTGCGGCATTATGCCAGCTGTTGAGACCATGTTCTGCGCGTTCTGGGTCGGCCTGATGCTGGTCGTGCTCATGTGGCCATGAAGCAAGAGCGGCCAACCTTCCGGCCAATCTGGCTCGTCTGCCGATGCGGCCACGCCTGGGACGATTGGCAGCCGTGCAATGTCCCTATCCTGGCGTGGGTCGGCTATGTCCGTGCCGCTTACTATTGCCCCAAATGCGGGGCAGGCCCCGACAATGTACTGATACGGTTGGAACCATTGCCATGACTGGCGAGCTACTATCGAGCGTATGAGTTATTCCACGTCAAGAAGTTGTTGCCGGTGCCCAGCAGCGCGTCCATCTGCGCAGCATAGTTGGCCAGCACCGTGCTGATCTCTGCCGGGATGGCATCGACGCCGGCCGCCCGCGCCGCGGCCAGCGCACACAGTCCAGCGTAGACGCCACCCTCATAGTCTCCGCACGCGGCCAACTCGGTGGGAAAGCCGGTCTCCCCGAGGATGGCCTTGTTGGCGGTCCAGCATTCCTTCCACGACGCAAACCAGGTTTCGCCGTTGGCGTTCGGCCGCAGCTGGAGGAAATACGGGCACACATGCTTCAGCGGCCAGTCCACGTTGTTGGTGCGCGCGATCAGGTGCTTCGCCACGAAGGCAGCGATCGGCGCCAGCTGCGGATGCAACGTGGCGCCCCACGCCACCGCCTGGGCAAAGAAGCTGCTCTGCCACGGATGCTGCGAGGTGCTGGCGGGATACCAGCCAGCCGGCCCAGCGCTGTCATAGCCGGGCAGCCCCACGTCGATACAGGACAGCGGGTCGCGGAGCGTGCGGGGCTCGTTGATGATCGTGGTCAACCCCTTGACACACTGGTCGTCCAACATCTGCTGCATGACACGCTGCGGCAGCAGCCACGACGGCACTTCGGTGGGTGTGACCTTGGCAGCCAGCGCAATGGTGCGCAGGTTCCACGCCATGCAGCGGGTCTGGCCTGATCCTGGCATAGCCCACACGTTGTCGCTGCTGCGCGGTGCCTCCAGGAACGCGAACAGGGACTGGCACTGCAGCACCTCGAGGAAATACGGATCGCCAGTCAGCAGGAACGGCAGCGCCGCCAGCGCCGGCTGATGCGCGCTATCCAGCGTGATGCCGCTGCCCGGCGGTGTGGGATAAATGTACGGGTTGGTGTTGGGGTTCCAATACAAGCTGGCCTGCCGGTAGGTGTTCATGATGTCCAGCAGCGCACCAGTGGACACGTCGCGGTACCACCACGGCATGGTGCCACCGGCTTCGCCCTGCGCTAACACACCAGCGAGCATGTCGGGACTGCGCGTGCACAGGTATTCGGCCTGCCAGTCGGTGACAATGCCAATGTCGGCACGACCGCCGGTCTGGGGCATCTCGGCGGTCAGCCCGGCGGTGCTCATCGGCGTGTAGGTTGGGATGCCAAGATGGCTTGCGGTGCCACAGTTGATCGCTGCATCCAGCTTGGGAAGCAGGTTGCGAGCCACCAGGTCGTCAACGTCAGCCATCGGCAGCGGCCACGGGCCGGACTGCCAGCGCCAGCGTGCGTTCCACCAGTGCGCCGGGAGTTCGACGGTGTGGAGTGTACCTGCGTCATCGGTTATCGTTGCAGTGTAGGCGCCGAGGTTGGCGGGCGTGGTGGACAGCGGATCGCCGTGCTCGAATACGACGCAGGCCCAACCGTCGATGCGGCGGAAGTCGACGCGGAAGTTGAGCAGGTCCGGGTGCGTGACGCGCTTGCACGACATGATGAAGCGGCCGTCTGGGTCCATGTAGTCGCCGATGTCGGTGGCTGTGGCCTCGTCGTATGTGTAGTTGGTGCCGGCGATGGTGACGGCCGCGCGCATCGTGCCTTCTGGCGGCTCTGGATTGATCGGCGGTTCGACCGGTTCGGCGTTCTCCAGCGCGGCGATGCGGGCATTAAGGTCGGCGATGGCCTGCTGCACGGCATCGAAGCCAGCCAGCGTCTGGTCGAAACCCTTAGTGGTTTGATCGGCCAGCGCAGCGACGCGGGCGGCGAGCGCATCGAGCTGCGCCTGCATGCCCTGCAGCGCAGCCGCGGCATTGTGCTCGAGGTCGTCTAGCTCGTCCTGCGTGGGGACAGAGACTGGCACCATTTACCTCTTGCGTGACGGTGTGATAGTGTGTATATGCGCTGACATGACAACACGACCACAGACGATTGAGATGACGGAGCGGGCGTTGGCTGCGCGCATCCGTCGCAAGCTTGCCCAGGAGATGCAGAGCCTTCACTGGGACCGGTCCGGCCAACTTGGCTGGTATATCGTCAACGACCGCATCAACGGCATCGTGGCCCAAGGCTGCGATCTAGTGGAACTGGCCAAGGAACTGGAGTGCATCCGCCCTTGGGAGCGCCTATCTAACGCCAGGAACTGACCTAAGCGGGCTGACGCGGTGTTCGAGCACCTCGCCAGCCCTGACCACCAAATGCAGAGGAGCTGCACCGATGGCTACCATGACCTTACGCTACTTCCGCTGCTTCTACGAGTGCAACGAGTGCACACGCGTTGGCAGCGAATGGACCTGCGAGCGCGTTACCATTGGTCCGGACTGGTGTCCGAACTGCGAACTGGAGGCTGAGCCATACGATGCGGTTGCGCTGTTCGATGAGTGCGAAGCCGATGAGGACGAGGACAACCCTGAACTTACCGACCTTGATCCTGACCGGCTGCGCGAGATGCACGAGGATCGGCTGGCATGCCTGCGCGAGATTGGCGGGGACGACTGAGCGATGACATACCAGTGCGATTGCTGCGGCCGGGAATGCACCCGCATCCATCAGTGTGTAACCTGTGGCACTGACACTTCAGCCTGCGACTTCTGTGCGGGCTATGACTGGGAAGCGTATGACGAGGACGCCGACCCGTTGCTGATGCCAGACGATCCGCAAGAGCGCGAGGACGAGGAACGGCGCCGTTACTTCGACCAGCACGACTGGAGGGTGAAGTGACACTTCCTCGGCCGCCCTGGTGGCTGTGGCTGATGCTGAGCGCCGCGTTCTTCGCCGCTGCGGTGCACCGGGTTGTGGTGATCTGGGAAGCAGGCGACTGGAGGGTGAAGTGATCAAAGCTACAGGCAAAGGGTTGACCGGACGCAACACGCTGTTCATCGGCCTGTCGCACGGCAACCTCGACAAGTTCCGCGACGGCCCGCTGGACAGCTACATCCTCATCGATGGCAAGGAACTCGGGCTGTCGCATGATGTGATGATCTTCTCGGGGCGCACCGAGGCCGATATGAGCGAGTTGCTGCTAAACCAACTCGTGCCTGGCGCCAAGGTGCACGTCAGCGAGCAGCCATGAGTGAAGAAGAGATGGCTGCGCAAATTGTGACAGCCGTGGAAACCGGGTTCCCTGGTGACCGCGCCATGCAGATCAAGCAGGTGGCATTGGCTGCGAGGACGATGCCGATATCGTTCACCAAGGTGTTCCTGCTGGCGTTGCGGACGCTGTCCGCCGACCTCGATGCAACTGAGGGCGAGTAGGGTTCCGTCCGCAAAGGGAGCTTATCGGACGGAACGGTTCCGTATCTGTTCCCTGACAAAATGACAGGCCAGAATGTCAGGTTTTTGCTTACCACGCCTTATGCATAGCCGCCACATTTCAGTCGTTCTTCGCATACTCGGTCCAGGCGAGGCGCAGGCGACGCCAGAGCCGCCGGCATTGAAACGCCACGCGGCATGCGGTGTTCATTCGCTCGGCAGCGGCGCATCGAGCGCGCGTATTATCATGTTAGTTGCCGACTCGGCCATGTAGGCGTCGCTGAACGCCATGAGGTCATCGAAGATGCGTTGCCATTCCTTGGCGTCACTCTTGCCGTCTAATCGTTCCAGCACGTAAGCAACACCACAGGCGAATGCGGTTTTGCCGCGCGGCGAGTCGAGAAACAGGTTGTTGTTGAGTTCATTGGCCAATGCCTTGCGCCATGCGGCGTCGACGCTATTGGGGCGCTTGCGAGGCACGTTCATTCGCTCGGCAGCGGCGCATCGAGCAGGTTGGCTGGCACGTTGGCGGGCTCTGCGTCGATGGTTGTTGGCGATTGTTGCTGAGCCAGCAAGATTTCCTCGCTGACCAGCTTGGCGGCGAGCAGGTGCAGCGCGATCGGCGAGCCGTCTGAGTTCTGCACCGTGGTGGGCAGGATTTTGCTGAGCAGGCCCATGAACGCTACTGGGTTCTCGATGGCTTGTCGGGACAGATAACGCGGACCGCCGACGTCGTCTAACGCCTCGAGGATCATGGCGCGGATATCTGCATTGATTTTGTTGAGCGTGCCTTTTTGTCGGCCGCCGCCATTTCTACCTGTTGCAGTTGGCGCTACAATAGTCAGCATATCAACGACTTGGCGGATTGGCCTGGCGTTGAGCGCGGGTCATTTTGTTGCGCTGCACACCTTGCTTGGTTGGTTTCACCGAGCCGGCTTTGAGGTTCCCGGCCTTTTGCATGGCGCTGACGGCGATGGGCCACGCGCTGCTTTTCGGCACGCCTCGGCTTTGGATACGACTTACGGATTTGTCTAACAGTCCGGGCATATCAGTTTTCCTGTTATGGCTATCGTGTCGAGTTGGGACGGATAGCCGTCCTGGAAGGCGATAAGCGCTTCGATGAGTTGGTTTCCGCCGGGGATGTGATGGATCGCCATCAACACCTCTAGTTGCTCGATGGCGGCTTCGATGGTGGAGATTTTGCCGGCTTCCCAGCGTGCGTGTGTGTCGACGAGTGTTGCGATGAGGTCGGCGTCGTCCATCACTCTGTCCTGGGTTGGATGGCGTTGAGTTGGACGGCGACTTCGCGGAGGTGTCCGAGCATCATGACGGCGACGGTGGCCATATCGTGGCCGACCTGGGTGACGATTGCTGGCATGCCCGCCAGCGGGCCCAGGGCGAGGCTACACGGCGTTCCTGGCTTCCAGGCATGTTCGGGAGCGGAAACCGCCTTGGCGGCGTGTAGCGCGCTCCTGACGGCCTCTACGACGGTGTCTGAGCAGGTGGCTGGTTTGTCGTTGAAGCTGACCAGCGAATAGACGCCTGGGGCGTAGCGGACTGGGTTCCATGGTTTCGTGAGGTCGAGGCGGACGAACAGATACCGCGGGAATGCCGGGACGGTGTGCCAGGTTCGGTCGGCCCAGCGGACGGTGATGAGCGGGAGGTAGACGTGGAAGCCGCGGCGGTGGAGTTCGGCGTGGGCGCGGCGCTCGGCTCTGGGATGGGTTGCGGCGACGCACCATGGGGGACGGCTACCGCAGGGCGCTTGGCAACGATCGTAGGCTGTCGCCGCGGCCTGTTGGTCGGCATCTAACCGGGTGTGGAGTGGGGCGTCAAGCATCGGGATCGTCAGGCCCCGTAGCGCCGGAGGTAGCTGCTGGCCCGGCTGCGTTGCTCCATCGTCGAGCCGGCCAGGGCAGCGGCGATCTGGACCTGGACGTTGTGTTCGGGTTCCTGCGGCTGCAGCGGGTTGGTGATCTCGGGCTCGTGGAGGTCGTGGTATCTGGCTGCCGAGGTGGCCAGCCGCTGGGCGATGCTGGTGATGACCGCGACGCCGACGCGGGGGCCCACGGGTTCGTCCGGCTCGGGCAGGGCGGCACTGATGGCGACGGTGTGGATTGCCTTGGCGGCGGCGCGTCTGGCTCTGACCAGCGGCAGCGCACTACCTGCGGTTGGGTTATCGAACCACTCGTCGGTGGGCACTGGCGGCGGGGTTCCGTTGGTCTCCGCAGCCGCTGGCGGCGCGCTTGCCCCGCAAGGAGGCAAAAGCGTGTCGCCTTGGTCGGCTGCCGGTGCTGCCTCTGCCTCGCCTAGGTTCTTTTTCAGGTTCTTTACAGGTTTGGGTATCGAATTTGAACCAGTTGGAGGGGTGTTTTTGAACCGGTCGGAAGCGGTTTTTGAACCGGTTGCTGGTTCAGATTTAGACCGGCTCTGGTTCATATGTGAACTCGTGGCTGGTTCAGATTTAGACCGGTAGCTGGTTTTATTCTGAACCGGTTCAGCGGGCCGTTCGACGTGGTAGACGTGCCCTTGGCCACGCTTCTCGATGCGGATCAGGCCGAGGCGATCGAGCGCATGCACAACCGCAAGTATTGTCGGCCGAGCCAGTCCAGTATCGATCATGAGTTGCGAAAATGACGGCCAGCAGAACCGCTTGCCGTTGGCCCGATCGGCCAGTACCACCAGTACCAGCCGCTGCGGCGCGGTCAGCTTCCGTGCCCGGCCCTGATCGAGGGCCCACGCGAATGCTGGCGCGCTCATGCCGCCGCCCTCCAGTTCTGGATGCTGACCACGTAGACGCCCCGCTGGGCGCACCAGCCGCGGGTCTCGGTGACCACGCCGGCCTCGGCCAGCATCCGGCGCAGGTGCCGGTACGCCTCGCTCTCGTTGATGCCGAGCAGCCGGGCCAGGCAGATGCCCTTGGGCAACCGCTGCCCGGCCCGCAGTCCGGGCAGGATCAGCGCCGCCAGCCGAGCGCGGTGCGCCAAGCCCTGGGCGCGGGAACGACGAATTGTCTGTGACATAGGCACAACTCCGGTGTTGCGGCCGGAGGCGCTTTGTGCGAGAAGGGGATTGCACATCTCCTTTCTCGCTCGGGTGCCTCCGAGCCGTTGGTTACACTTCAGTATCGGCGCCCTGGCAGGCGCCGTTGCTGTTTCTAACCCCTGGGCGTGAGTCGGCGCAACGGTCATCAGTGCAACGCCTGCTGATCGCCACGTAGCAACTCGTCCGTCTTTCTGAGTTCCGCCACATAAGCCTCGGTATCAAGGCCCAGGAGCCAGATCGAAACCTCCATCCGCATATCAATCTCCAGCGACCAGTACCACGCGTCGAAAGCAGCCTGAGCGGTCTTCGGCTTCCCGACGGCGGCAAGGTTCTCCGCAATGCGCGCTTTGGCCTCCTTGCGCCCCTGCTGCTCCGCCACAGTGCGGTGAAGGGCGCGAACCTGCTCCTCTGCCCCCGGCACACCTGCGGCGCGTTCTAGCGCACGCTGGTTGTTGTCTAGCCCTAGCTTCTCGGCCTCTTGCTGTGCTGACTTCGTCAGGTTCTCGGCGATATAGACAGCACGCGCAGCCGTCGTCCGGGGAATGTTAAGCACCTGCGCCGCAGCCCGTATGCTCCCGGCGCCTACCGGCCTGCCCTTGGATTTCGGCCCAACGTTGGTCCGAATATCTCTTTGATTACGCTTGAGTTTTTTGGCCGCTAACCTCACCCATTTACCGACCGCAACATTCCTCTGCATTGCGGTAAGCTCTCTTCGATGTAGATTTTCAGCGACCTCCCAAAGGTCAGCATCGAACCCATCCGTCACCAAGTTCGCTTCAATCTCACCCCATCCCAATCGGCGACAGGCTTCCAAGCGGTGCCGACCAGCGACCAGTAGGTATTTCCCAGCACTGCGCGCAGGCATCACTGATATCGGCGTCTTTAGGCCGATAAGTTCGATGCTGGCGGTAATCTCCTTAATCGCTTGTTTGTTGCCAGGACGATGGCCAGGACCAATGGTAATAGCGTCGATCGCGATAAGCATCCCGCGTCCCCCTCACTTCACTGCCGGCAGGCCGTGCGGGTCATCCCACTTGAATCGTATGCTTGTCTGGCCAGTGCTCCACGCGTTCCATCCCTGGATGATCCAGGCACAGTGCTGTGTCTGCGTCAGGTATTGATGCACCTTGCGGTTCCTCTTGGTCCTGACCTGCTCATCGAAATGATCGCGCAACTTGAAGATCGGGCTGTTGGCCTTGATGTCGTCGCCCTTGACGAGGCGGTCCCAGAACTCGTCGACAGAGAGGGCGCGGCGCGATTCCAGCGCGATCAGCCGGTAGGCGAGGGCGGCGGAAGAAAGGATGACCTGCTTCTTGCCACGCAATCTCATGGCCGCCATCAACGCACGGTGCGTGATGTCGTCCGCAAGCTCGCGCCCGGCAAGGAACACAGCCTCGTCGTCCGGCATGGCGCCGGAATGCTCGACACGATGGCGCAGCCGAACAACGGCAGCGATAGCCGCTGACCAACGAATGCCATCGAGATCGAGGAATTGCCCAGCTGTTCGTCTGAGCCCGACATCCATCGCCGGGAAAGCGGCGGCATCGACGCCGAACTTCACATCCATCGTGACCGCGACGCCGGTTTCCTTGATTGCCGTCAGCCGGTGCTGTCCATCACGCAGATCACCGTCCCAGTCGAAAATCACCCTCGCGATG